GTCAAGGAAAAATTTCGCTCACAGGCTACAAACCTAAACAACAAACGGCAAGAGCTAGGCACGCGCAAGAAAAAACTAACTTGAACGCGCATTGAACACTCTCACTTGCTCGGCTGCAGCAGAAGCGGTTTAGCACCCGCTTTTGCCTTTGTCGAGCCACTTAAGGCGAGCGCGGCTCCGAGATGTGACGCGGCGGCTTGCGCAAGCTGCTCAGTTGACAACTTGGGTTGGACAGAAAGGGCGGAGAAAAGAGCAGCAATCTGCTTCTTCATCGCCTCAACGTCCTTCTCAAAGTCTTTGAGCGACTTGCGTGCCATGGCACCACTTGGATCCCAGAGCCGAAGAAACCAGACATCGATGTCTGGCGTATCTGCGGCAACACCCGACTGCAAAATGAACAACCCTTGCGATGGATCGTCTGTTTGTGTCGCAACACGGAACAAGAAAACTTCCACAAAGTCCGTCGTCGACTGGTTGATCGCGAACTCCGGCGTGATGGGCCCCTCTGAGCCCGCCGCGTTAGTGTACGCACCAGCAGCCGTAACGGTCATTGGAGAAGAACCTGAAGTGTAAGCAGCCGTGCCATTTCCGTGGTACAACGCAAGGTAGTACCCCGGAGGCAGGTTGTTCACAAGGTTTTGGTCTCCGGTCGCGGCAATCGACAGATTGCCATGCAGGTTGCCCCCTGCAAGCTGAGTGTCCCAGGGGCCGGGGCCGAGCGGGTCAGTGCCACTGACGCCATCGGCAGAGAGGAGCGCCCAAGCTCCTCCAGCAGGAATAGCTTCATTTTGCGGAATACGGAACGTGTAGTCCCAAATGACGTACTTCGACCCAATCGCAACCGGGTCGGAGAGCGTCACCGTTGTATTCGCCAAAATCCGCCACGTACCGGGGGAGATCAGGCGCTCGTCAGAGCCATTGGCATCGGAGTAGAAGTCCTGCGTCTGCTCATCGAAAGCATACGTAGCAACATTCATTCCCCAGACCTGACTCACATCAGCTCCTTCGTGACTCGACGCAATTTGCACGGCAGCACGACCAGTCTCATCAAGTTTGTCGTCAGGATCAGTGTCAACATACGAAATGATCTGGCCGTCCGTCGTCGCAGCACACGCCGGTTCAACAAGGCAAGCGACTCGATGCGGGCGGAAGCGCTCGAAAAGGGTCGCGAAGCGTTGAAGGCTGGTTCCAGCCCAGGCATCACTGTTGGGGTTCAAGTCAATCTCACTGAGCTTTTGGCCCATTGACATCGACTGAACCGTCAGTCCGCCCAGGTAGTCCATCCCGCGCATCCGCATCCCAATCACGCGTCCGTCTTTGCCGAAAATCGCTTTCATCCCATAGTACCCAAGACAAGCGGCACACGACGCCGACTGAGCCAAGGGGGCCGCCATTGCAGCGCTGGCACCTGTGGAGGTGCCAGACACCATTGCGGCCCTGGACATTGTCGGCCCATGTTTCGCAAGCAACAAGGGCGCCACAATAGGGGCAAGCTCTCCAACCATCTTGGCGGCACCGCCAAGAATGGACCAGAATGACCCGCCCCCTTTCTTCTTCTGCTTCCCGGCCACTTTGCTGACCGATTCTGCAATGCTCGCCGCCATCCCCGTCTTGGGGTAGGCTTTGGCAAACGCTGCCTGAGCGGCCTTCTTCTTGGCCTTCTTGGCAGCTTTCTGCTCCTTGGTCTTGGTCATCAGGGAAATCAACTTGTAGTCCGCAAATCCTACACTCTGGTGGGCAAAGAGAATCCAGTTACTCTTCTGCACACAACTTTTTGGGCGGCCCATGCTTACGCAACCGCCCAAAGCGGCCTGTAACTCTAGGCCTGTGTGTAGCGTTAAGAGCTCACTGCCCGGCTTTGCAATTATTCGGAAAAACATTGCACAAGCTGGGTACTTCTCACATAACATACGGACATAACCAAGCACTATCTCCCGCTCCTCAACAGGATACATCTCCATGTAGATGCTGTAAGCGCGTTGCAGTTTCATCAGGGGGTCGCCCGTCTTCGTAAAACACAGCGAGTCCAGAAATTTCTGGACTCGCGGCTTCCGAACCCAAACGCCCTCCATCTTTAATGTATACGCACCACAATACTCCACCTGCTCCATCGAATGCGCCTGCTCAATCTTCTTCACCTTCATTCCAAAGCGTTGCCATGTTTCGGCGACAGCCTCGCCCGTGTACACACTCCTTACGGAAGGATGCACGCAGACCGCGCTGTCGTCGCCACACAGCCACGCCCGGATGAAAGTTTCAAAGTCCGAGCGCGACGAACCCGGAAATCGTAAAATCCAAGTAATCGCGAGCAGAAAATAACCAACAATCGTGTTGAGAAACAGGGTCAAGAGCCATCCTGACGGGTTCCCAGTGTACTTCATGTACACATGTCCACGCGAGTCAACCAACAACGCGTAGAGTGCCATAGCAAACAAGTCCTCCAACATCCGATGGTCTTCTTTCGGGATGAAATCCTTCACAACTTCAAAGAACGCAGCGAATAACAGCTGGTGAATTGTCATATCATACATCTCACCATCCGTACCAAACACCC